GTCGTCAACTCTGAAGATTCTGAAGTATTGGTTAGCTCTGTCAGTACCTGTACCGTCAGCGGCAACAAATGGATTTGCTACCATACCATATCTTGTTTTGAATCCCATTCTTGGTTGGAAATCATTCTCACCTACTGCTTTAACCATAGTTAAAGGTACGTAAGGACAATAGAACATACCAGCATCATACGGGTTAGTTCCTCTGTATCCAACACAAACGAAGTCGATAGTTGCATAAGGATCGATGTAAACTTTAACTCTTCCGTTAAGAACACCAGCAAAAGTATTACCAGTATCATCAACGTTTAAGTTAGTTGCTAGAGCTGGAGTATAATCCAACATTCCAGCAGCTGCTAAAGCTGAAGCAACGTCTGAAGAACAGATAATGAAATTACCTTTTCCTCTTCGTGTTTCTTTAGCGATAACGTTACATTCTCTCTCGATTTGCATGATTAAGCCTTTGAATCGCTCTACCATCCATCTACCATCGGAGTCAGTGTTAACATCAAAAATACCACTTACAGCAGTAGAAGTTTGTAAAGCACCAATTTTTGCTTTAGTTAGAATAGTTCTAACAACTTCTCTGTTGATTTCAGCAAGTATTTCAGCTGATAGGATATTAGCAAGTTCGCCTTCAGCGTCCAATCCATGAACTGCTTTAAGGTCTTGTGCTAATTCCATTGTGTACTCAGCTTTAAGTGCTCTTGACTTAGCAGTCACAGTTGATTTCTCAATGCTGAATGCCATTTCGCCGAAAGAACCGTCGCCGGACTCGCCGACTCCCAATCTTTCTGCAGCTGATGTAGCAAGACCAGAACCGAATGTGTTAGTGATATCTGCAGCTGCAGTATCAGCAATACTTCCGTCTGTATCAGCATCAGTAGCTCCACCTAAACCTGTTGGTTCTGGTTGATGAGTTCCTGTTCCTGAGAAGTCTGTATCAGCTTCATCAAATAGAGCTTCTGTTCCGCCCTGAGTTGAGTATTTTGATTTCATTGCAAAGATAAGTCCTGTAGGACCACTCATTGGCTGAACGCCAGCGATATCATAAGCAATAAGGTTAGGCATTGCTCTACGTACAAGAGAGATTAATACTGGGTCGAATGAACCAATATTACCAGCGCCAATATTATTAGCGGCTGCAGCCTCAGAAATGAAATTTCCTTGAGCTTGTAATCTTTCTTCTTGTAGGGCAACTTCTTGGTTTTCTAACAATCTAGCTGTGACAGCTTTCTTGTAGTTATCCTGGATAGGTGAGACTGAGTCGTGATCGAGTACAGGACCCCACTTTTCCATTAAGTTTTTATCTGCGTTAAACATTTTTATTTTCCCTTAATTAGTGAAATTAGTTATAGCTTGTGTGTATTGGCTCATAGAGTCAGAAGTGTCTAAATCGACCTCTCCATCTCCTAATAAGCTGTCTACTTCATCAACTGATTCGTTAACTTCTTTAGCGAAGTATGATTCTTTAACAGTTTTAACTTTTATTTCAAAGCTTTCTTTGCTATCGAAGTCAATGTCTTCTACTAATGATGCTAATTTCTCAGCTTCAGTTTCTGCAAGCCCTGATGATTGTTCTCTTACTACTTCAGCTTTTTCATGTAATTGAACAGCTTCATGTAATTTGATATTCTCATCTGTGGTTTTATTTAAAGTCTCTTCTAGTTCAGTGACTTGCTCGTTGAGGTCATCAACTAAGTCTTCTTTACCTTCAGGAACTTCGATGTAGTGTTCTTTGAACACTGATTGAAGTGAAGTCATAAACTCTTCAGCGATTTCAGTCCTAAGACCTGTTTCTACTTGAAGTTCATTCTCTTTCATCCATCCTTCAACAACATAGTTAAGGTATGAATCTACCTTTTCTACTAGTGAAGATTGAAGTTCAGATACTTCTTCTTCTAAGTTTTGCGCATATTCTGTTTCTAAACGGTCAACTTCTTCGCTTAACTTACTTGTAAGTACTGCTTCAAAAATTGCACTTGCTTTTCCACGGAATCCTTCAGACAGAGTTGCTTCTTCATTGATTATAGCGTCTAAATCTTCATCAAAATCAATTGATTCGACAGCAGCTTTAGCTTTAGGCTCTGGCATTTTGCTAGAGACAGCTTTTTCTGCTTCTTTTTCTGATTTTAATTCTGGTTCAACACCATCAACTTTAATTAACTGTGCATAAAGGTTTTTTGCGTCTTGTGCGTTAGCCTTTTTCATCATATCTACTGTTGCTTGAATTACGCCAGCTTTAGTTTTAGGCATTTCAACTGCAGGAGCCATTTCTTTGACTTCCTCTTCGTCTTCTTCCTCTTCTTCTACTTCTTCTGGTTTATCTTCTTTAGAGTCTTCATAATTAGCATGCAATTTTTTCTTGCCGCCTTTTTTATAAGTCTCTTCAAGTGACTCCTCGTCTAAATTTTCATTCTCAACGAGCTCGTCTACTTGCTCTTCTTCAACAGAATCTACGATATCTTCGGCGTTATTTAATACGTCGTCTGACATAATAGTCTCCTCTATTTTTTTAGATTTAATTTAGAGAGGAAATTTTTAAAAGCTCTTATTTCAGCTTCGTGCAAATCTTTACGCTTAGCACTTTTAATTTCAGTCTCAATTACTTCAATATCTTGTTGACGAATAAGCCCATTATCCCATACCCATTCAACACCTTCCATAACTCCATTTACAAACGCACTTGGAGCACTTGGGTCTTGAACAATATCTATAGTTGACAACAAAAAGTCATCTCCCACATATTGAGCGCCATTCTTCGATACAAGACTTCCCATACCACGACTTGAAACACCAAGCTTAACTCCACCTTCGAGTAGTCCTTCGACTATTTTTCCCATAGGGGTTTTAAGTATCGATGCCTTTCCTACAACATCATTTCCTTGCCAATGCAAATCATTGATTTTGTGTGAAACTTTATCAAGGTTTACTGTTGGTCCTTCTGGATGATTTAACTCTCCAACAGCTCTTCCTTGTTTAACTTGTTCGGTCACGTATTTTTCTACAGCATTTTCAAGAGTTGCTTTCTCGTATACACGACCATTTCTGTTCTTTTTAGCAGCTTGCATGAACACACCTTCAATGAAGAAATTCTTTTCTCCATTCTTTTTCTGTTCCTGTATAACTTCTATATCTTGTTCTACGTATTCTGTTATTAATTTCATTTAAATACCTAGTAAAGAGGTTTTAAACCTCTGTTTGTTCTTCTTCTTCAGCTACATTATGCTGAACCATACTTGATGCAACTTCTACTTTCTTAGCATCAAGTGCTGCGGTTAATTTATCAGCCATCACAGTTTTAAACTGCTTATTAGCTGAAACGTTATCGCCATCGTTTAAATTTAGTATCAAATCATTTACATTCATTT